CCGTGCGAACACCGGCCCGGATTGACTTCGCGGCCACGGCCACCACGTCGTACACGTTGACATCGGTACCGCCGAACCGCTGGCCTTTCTTGTCGGCGGGGCGGGGCTTTCGTCCTTCGCGGGACTTGGTTTCGGCCCACTGAATCACGCGGTCGAGATAGCCGGGTTCGTCAGCCTTGGGCGGGTCCGTAGGCGTCTCGGCGGGTGCCTGTGGGTCATTAGCGGGGCTTTTAGGGGGCGTCTGTGTGGCGTCGTCACGCTTGCCGCCGGACGTTCGGTCGGGCGACACCGTTTCAAACTCGTCGCGCTTCACCGCCTCACGCACCTCACGCAACGCTTCTTCCGCAGTGGCGTACTTGTCCGACGTGTTGAGGTCAGACCACGCACCGCCCTCGGCGCGTACGGGGGTGCCGTCCGGATTCCGGGCTCGGTCCCGCGTCCAAAAGTGCTGCATCCCATCCGGGGTGCGACGCATGATGACGTACTTGCCTTGGCGCTTGACCACCACCGGCCCCGAAATGCCACCCTTCGGCTTCGGCTCCGCCACGTCGCCGGGGGGCGGACCCACGCGGCCGGATTCGGGGGTAGGATTGGGGAATGGAACGCTTGCCGGGGAAACTGATTCCGTGGACTGATCGGGACCACGCGATTGTGGCAAGGCGGTGCCAGCTTCGTTCGCAAGCAACGGGCCATCCGGCAAAGTGGTTTCATCACGAAGAGTTTCAGTATCACGCGGCGGCGCTGATGCGGGCGCACGATTGGGGTCGGATTGTGCCCCCTCCCCCTCCGGCGTCGGCTGGATAGGATTCGGGGATGACTCCACGACCTGCACGTCCGGGCGAGATTCGGTACTTGTCGCGATGGAATCGGGAGAAGGCCGGGCATCGCTTGGTGAAATGTTTGCCACCTCGGAAGCCGCCGGAAAACGCTGTTCAGCGACGGGCGGAATCGCGTCTTCGGAAGGCGGCTGGGCTGCCCCCGATTCAGAAATGGTGGCGACGGACGAAGGGGAAATGGACGTGGGTGTAACGGCGGCTCCGGGCTGTGAACCCTGATCCGGAACGACCGGCGGGGGGGAAACCCCGGCTTGTCCCGCATCGCCGCGATTCAGGCCCCGCATCGCTGCCGCACCAACGCCGCCAGCGACGGCACCCACGCCCGCCGCCATCCCAGCGCCCTGCAACAACTGACGATTCGGGTCGTAGGTCTTACTCACCGCGTTCTGTGCAACCTGCGTCACAAACTCCTCGGACGCATTCACGCCAGCCGCCTGCAACAAGGCTTTGACGCCGTTCTTGAACCCCTGAGCGTCACCGGCTTTGAGCAACGCCCCCAAGCCGAACCGCTCGCCCACATACTCGGCCAAGCCGTACCCGCCGCCCACGGCCAATCCTTTGAGCGTGGATGCCTCCTCCGGGCCGACCGACTGCCGATAGTCCTGATACCCCGCCTCGGCCCCCTGAGCCGCCAGCGTGCCCGCACCGGCCGCCAAACCGAGCCCCTTGGCGATGATGCCGCCGGTCGCCACCTGCCCGATGCCCGAGCCGAACGCACCGGCCACGCCCTGCGGGGCATACTCGGCGCTAAATCGCTGCTGGTTGCGGTCGATCTGGGTGCCAACCTCGGCGGGGAGGATCCCCGTGGCGATACCCGCTCGTGCGATGGGATCGCCGACCAGACCCGCCACGCCCTTGGCCGTGTTCAGGGGTGCGTTCACGATGCCGCGTGCGAACCGTTCCACGACGGTCCCCTCGGGCGGGGGCTCAACCGGCGTCCCCAGATTGGGCGAGATGCCAAACAGGGGGTTTCCTTGGGTCGGCCCGTTCGGGAACGCACGGCGCTGAAGATCGGCCACGGCGTTCTGCCGTTCGGCGTTCTTGGCGTCGCCCCAGTTGGTGACGGGTGCCGGGCTACTCCCCCGAAGCGTCAACTTCACACGGGCCGCGTGCTCCAACTCCGCACGGTCAACCGCCTCGCCCGCGCGGAGCCGGAGTTTCGTCCGTGCCGCACGTTCAAGGTCGTCCCGAGTTGGCCCGGTGTTCATCGTCGTCATTGAGCCTCCGCCAAACAGTAGGTCAGAACGCCGTCACTTCCGCCCACGTCATTTCGATCTGCACAATGCCCGTACCCGCCGCAGGCCACACCGTTCGGTTTCTGAGAACCAGCCCTTCGTTCTGCGCGAGGACAAGCGGATACTCGCCGCGTGCCATGTCGGGGTAGAACGTGAGAGTCGGGTCGTTCACCCGTTGTTCTTCGGTGCCCGCCGCAGGGTTGACGCGCTGGGGGTCGCCAAGGCTCTGAGCGATCGCGGTCGCGTCCAGCGTCGTGATTGCAGTAAGTCCGGCGGTCGTACCAATTCGCATCAAGCCAGAAGCGTCAAGCAGACTCGCGCCCATGCTTGTCCGCATCTTCGTCTTGACCAAGGCTCCAAGATCCGTACCGCCGCCGCCCGCAGACACCGCCGTCGCCTTGAAAAGATCAAAGCCGAAATCGGTCAGTGTCGCGCCGGTAAACGCTGTGAGTGCCTGAAACTGAGCCTTGAACCCCGTGATAACGCAGAACCGCGTCGTATCGGTCCACCGCAGGTAGAACAGTTGGGCGCTGGCCGCAAGTGCCGCCGCAAGTGTGCCGGTGGTTGCCGCAATGCGGTAGTGCCCCAGCGTCCCATGCGGAATCGGCTTGGTTGTGACGTGACCGGCCGCAGCCGAAACAGCCCCAACCTCCATCAGCGTTCCAGACGAACCGCCTTCAATAACTGCCATGCCAACTCCTTCACGAGAGAATCATGTACGAGAACTTGACGTTGCCGCGAATCCGTCCAATCCGCTGTGTCGTGTACGCGACGTTTGGGTATCGCGGGTCCGATCCCGCCGCCGTTGACGGTGCGTCTCTTCGCCCGTTGGCAACAATCGGAACCGTTGCCGTCATTGGCGGAGTCTCCCACCACACGATGCACGATCCAGACCCAGACTGCACCGCGACGATGTTGACAGGCTGCATCGCGGCTTCGTCCGCGAGCGTGCCCTTGCCAGTATAAGGACCCGAAGCCTGCCACACGATCACCTTGCTTGATGCGGAGATGGATGCGTTCGTGATCGTAAACCGGCCGCTCGTCTTGGCGGTTGACCCAAGATCAACTTCCACGGTTGTCGCCGAAGCGCCGCCCGCCGTCGCCGGGGCCCACGCCGTTCCGTTCCACGCGATGACCTGCCCAGACGTTGCCCCGGATTGGGCCAGCATCCCCATCGTCACGCCGCCGTCAATGACGCCAAACAAGCCCGTTGCCCGAAGCCCAACAGAGGACCCGTCGGTGCCAACTCGCCCGCCGGTGGTCTGGAGATTGAGTACAGCGGTAGTCATTAGTTCCACACCTGAATGCGAACCTTCACCGCGTCGTCCGTGCCGGTGTTTCGGTTCTTGGCCTCAACTTTCGTCAGAAACCGCTGCACGCCCGACGAATCACGCCCCTCGCCACCAAGCGGAATAACGCCGTGTTCTCGTTTGGCGACGGGGTACGTGGCTTGGGCGTTGGTGCTGGTGCTGCTGACCGTGGTATACGTCGGGATCAGGTCAACGGAAAGACTCGTCGCCTCGTCTTCCGAAGGATCCACACTGACAAACACGATGTCGGCGGCTGCCGTCGTCCCGCTGACCCCGTGCGTAGACGCCTGCCACAAAGTCGTCGTTGCGTTTGCCGTGCATGAAACCACCGCGTCAAACGGCTTGGCCCCGTTCGTGAGCGTGAGCGTTCGCACCTGTGAAGGATCAGAATAACCATCGTTAGCCCCCGTTCCGGTTGCCTTGATGCTGTTGCCGATGTCAATGGTTGCCATGTGTGTTCCTTACGAGTCGATGATCTTCCTGAGTTCCTCTTCGCTCATGCCGCTGAGGTCGTTGGGTGTCGTGGTCGGTGCCTGAGCGGGGGCGTTTCCAAACACCTTCTGTTGTTCTTCTTCCGCCGCAAGGATCTGCTGCATCACTTCGTCCATCGACAGACCCGACGCCCGACGCTTCTTTACGTCCCTTCGGAGTTCGTACAAATACCCAAGCTCGCGGCCCCAGTTCTCCGCACGCGCCTTGTCGGCCGGGGAAAGCCCTTGGTAGCCACGCTGCTCGCGGACGCGGTTGGTCCGCATCTCTTCTTGCAGCCTGCGTTGGGCAATGTCCTGATTGAACGTCTGGCCCTGCTCCCGGAGGTCGAACATTCGGTTGCGGTAGTCTTCGGCGCTTTCACCGGCCCGTTGGCGAAGTTCAAGACCACGATCTTGCCGCTCGTTGTCCGCCATGCGGTCCTGCATCATCGCCGCGTTCTGGTCCCGCATCCGGCGGTCGCCGATCAACTGCCCGACACCCTGCGGGCCAACCTTGCCATAGTCCATCATCGGACCCGGACCCTGCACGCCCTCGGGCATCGCCTGTTCCACGGGCAACCCGCCAGCCTGAGCCAGCGCCCGAGCTTGTTCCGCGTCCTGCTGCTGCTTCCGCAACTGTTCCGCCAGCGTGTCGGCCCGCCGCGTCGCATACTGGCCCTGCTCGTACTTACGAGCCTCCTCCGTGTCCGCCACCTTGTCGGCACGGGACCGCTGGTAGTTCGCGTTCTCGCGGTCCAACTGCTGACGATAAAGCTCGCGCCGCAACCGGGCGTTGCGGTCCTCGCGTTCCTGTTCCATCGTGCCCTGCATAAAGCCCTGTGTCAGTCCTTGGATCAGACTTGACACACCGCCGGGCTTGCTGGGAATGTCCAAAATCATCGGCTGCCGAGGCATGTTGACCCTTTCAGGCAATCCCGCTGAGTTGACCGTATCCGCCACGCCTTGCCCGCCGCGCCCGCAACTGGGCACCCACCGCATCGGCCACAAGTGTCGGCTGCGTCGCCGTTTCCAGAGGGGGCGGCCCGTACTCGCTGAATGTGTTGGAGTTGGTGCCCGGATCACCGTTGGGCTGCATGACCGGGGAAGCGTCCTGAGCGTCCTGCGTCACACCGGACCCGCCCTTGTCGCCCGACTCGTCACCGCCACCACGACCCATGCGCCGGGCCAAGATCATCCCGACCGCCTGACCGAGCCCGGACTGATCCGCCTCCTGCCCGCTGTCAAACGTGTTGGCCAAGATCCCCGCCTTCTGGTTGCCAACCTCGGTGTCGATCCCCGCCATCTGGTCCGCCGCGTTCATCGTAACGCCCGTGGCGGCGTCGGTGGCGACGGTGGAGTTGTTGAACCCGCGATTGATCGAGGTCTGGGCGGCGTTCCCGGATGAGAGCCTTGCAGCCTGAGCCACGCGACCACGGGCATTGGACCCGCCAGCGTCCGCCGCCTCCAGCATGGAGGTTCGGAGTTGGGCGAGCCGCTTCTTTCGCTTCTTGTCCGACAAGGCCGATGCAATAGTCCCTGCGCCCGCAAGCCCAAGCCCCAGAGCGTCCGTCGATTTGAAGTCTGAGAAGAATCCGTCTTCTGCCACAATGCACCTCCTAGACCCGCCGGGGTCCGCCGTCTTTCGTCTTGAGAACCACCCGCTCCAGCGAGAACGATTCGCCGCCGCTCGTCTGCCTGATCTGAACCTGAATCGCCCCATCATTGATTCGAAGCCGCTGCGGGACTTGGAATCCCGCCTTGACCGTAAACCACTCGCCCTCTGCCCGCCCATCGTCGTCAACACCCTGAGCGAGCACCTGAGACGCCGACTGATCCGCCCTGACCGTCCAATCGACCGAGCCGGTTCCGACCGAGCCGACCGCCTGAATCTCAACCGCCATGATCTTTCGGGTTCCGCTCGCGGTCTCAATGACCGGAAACCGCACCCATGCGTCAATCGCGTCCCCGTCGTCGTCCCGTCGATCCACGATCGGGCGGCGGATGAACCCGTCGCGGCCGATAATGAGGAACCGGCGCGAGTCCGGCGATTCGCCGTCAATCTTGCACACCCCAAGCGGGCCGAACCGGAGCGGAAGAACGTCCTTCCAGAATGCTTTCTGTGCGGGTTCAATCGCCGCATGGGTGCCAGCGCTCTGGCCGCTTCGGGGCGTCAGGAACACCATCATGGTCCGGCGGCCTGAGTCGTACACCAACTCGATCAGCGTCGTGTTGGTGTTCACGCGGTTCAGGATCGACGTAAGTCGGTTGCCCGAAAGGTTCTGCACGTCGGTCGTGCCCTTGGGCATAATGAACAGGCCGGACGGCCCCATGAAGTAGAGGTTGTCTTCCTCGTCAAACGCCAAAGCACGGGGACCAAGTACGCCCGTTTCGCTTGACACCTTCAGGAGCCGACCGCCGTACCCCGGATCGCCGTCGAACACGAAGCATTCGCCCGCACAGCCCATGAACGCCCGTCCGTTGTCCAACTCCGTAAACGCCGTCACCGCCGAACCGGGCACGCCGGGCGAGTCGCTCGCGGTACCCGCAAACGCCCGAGTCGGGTCGCTTCCGCCGGTCGTCCAAAGGTCCGCCGTCACCGCGTCGTTGGACGCCCGAACGATCTTGGACAGCGCCCAGTACGTCGGATTTGCGTCGTAGTTGGCGAGGAAGAACCGACCACGCCAAACGCCGATCACGCGGCACAGTTCAAGCGGAGTGACGCCGGTTGTGTTCGTCCAGTTGTTGACCGTCCGGCCGATGGGGTCGATGATCCGGCACGTCGTCCCGTCCACCGCAAACACATACGTCCTCGGAGAAGCGTTGATTGCCGTAATGGTGGTGAGCATCGTTGCCGCTTCGACCTCGCGGCCCGTCAGCGCCGTTGCCGTGTTGGTACAGGTCGTCAGCGTCGATTCCACGTCCAGCGTGCCCACGTCCACCTGACCGGGCGTGAACGCCACAATGTCGGGGATGCCGGGATTGGTCGGGGGCGTCACCGCCGCCTGCGGGCGGATGATGCGAGCGCCGAACGCCTTGGCCGGGAGGCCCGTGCTTGTCCCGGTCGGAGTCGTAAAGGACCCGCCATCGACCGACACTCCACACCACTTGGATCCCGCCGACGTAATCGTGCCGCCGAAGTCCAGCCCCGTGCTGTTGGGGTGGATGCTGTGCTTCGGGCTCAACCGTGCGACCAGATAGCCATTGATCGACACTTCCACCCAGCCGGTCTGTGCGATCGTCGTGGAGCTTGTCGAGTCGTAGGGGACAACCTTGAACTTGACCCGATTCTCGGTACACCAAATCGGGAGGTGCCGGTCGGTGTTGTTCAGCGTCGTGTCGTCGATGTCAAGCTGAACTTCGTCAAGCATGATGTGGTAATCGGCGTCCGTGCCGTTCACCTCGATCAGCCGGATATTCAGCATGTACGTCTGATTGATCCCCTGCGTAACCGCGCTCTTGACCCACGACGGCACCACTTTCAGAGCCCGCGTGGTCATGCCGCCACCGCCAGAATGCGGCGTTCCGCTGAACGTTCCGCCCGGACCCGTGCTCGGACTGACGATGCCAGTGCTGCTCATTCGTGAAGGTTCTCCCCAAAGAAGAACGCGCCGACCCGATCATCCTCGGTTGCGTTCACGTCGCGGAGACGTACCTCTACCTCATAGAACTCGTCGGGCGGGGTAGTTGCCCAAAGCTCGATTGAAAGCAGACCCGATCGGTTCGCCGGATTCGTGTTCGGACCAAGCACCACGTCGGCCTGATCGTCAACCATCGGAACCCGCTGCGCCGTGTTGGTCGAAAACCCTTCGGTACCGCCGATGACGCGGGTAAGCTCGGTACCCGTCTGCGTCACGTCGATGTCGATGCCTTCCCAGTTGGGCGGCATGTAGTACCGGGCCGCGCCCACCTGCGTGTTCGTCCCCAGAATCTCCGCGATAACTTCCGGCTCGGGCGGGACCAGTTTGGCAAAGTCCATGCCCGTGACGCGACGGAAGTAACCGGGTTCGCTGCCGGGGAAAGACGACGCCGGGGACTTGAAGAACCAGCCCGCTCGGGCGTTGGGGGTAGTGACAACGCCCGTAGCCGTGGCCGTGGTCCCGCTCGTTCCGCCGGTCAGGTTGTTGGTCCCGTTGAACGTCCCGCTCGTCACCCACAGGACCAGATAGCCCGTGGTGCTGTCCGTCACGTCCTCCAGAACGATCCCGGTGGCCCCGCTCGTCGCCTGAGTCACCACCTCGCCCGCGCGGAACGTGGAAACTGCCAGCGTCGAATAGGCTACATACGCCGTGTTCGCGCCCCGCGTGCTCGCCGCCGACACCTTGACTTCCTCGGTGCCCAGCACGTCCGGCCAGTTCAGCCTCGCCTCGATACCCGTCTGCGTCGCCACGAGCCGGATCTGACAGTTGTTGCTGAGTGTCGCCCCACCACCGAGAGAAATTGACGAACCCGTGGCGATGTTCGTGACCGCCGCACCCTCCACAGATTCGATGACAAGCCGCACCTCGTTCTCGGCCGTGCGTTCCAGATACGCCCACACGTAGTAGCCGAGATTCGGATGCCCACGCACGAACGGGCCAACGTTGTGACACTCGATAAAGTCGTTTGCCGCCCGCGCCCGGGGGTAGCAGTACAACTGGATCTGCATGTCGTTCGACGTGTTGAACGTGGACGCGAACCCCAGCCCGTAGGAATCGGCAAAGTTCGACAAGGCCGCCGCGTGCGTCACCGTAAACTGAGAACCGGTTCTCACTAAGACAATTGACGTGTTCGGGGGGACGGTCGATCCCTGCCAACCGTTCGCCCCGTACTCCGCCCCAACCTTCCGCGAGAACCGCACGTACTCGCCCCGCAGATCGGTCCCGATCTTGAACCCGCTGTAATCCGTGTCGATCTGGTAGCCCGACCACCGCTCAACCACCGGCACGTAGTTTCCCGCCGTGCTCGGTGAAGTAGAAGAAGCGCGGAGGGCGGCAATAAGGCCCGACCCCGGAGCCCCAGCACCGCCCCCCGCCGCATTGGTGAACGCCTTCGCGTACCCGTCCCGCTTGCCCACCGTGAGGTCGTCGGACAGTGACGGCGTGCCTCGCACGTTCTGCGCGTCCGGGCACGTCAAATCAGCCTGAGCCCTTGCGGGAAGGCTTTCATCGACGCCCTTGACGGGAGGTTTGAGGTCAATCACGCCGTCGGCCACGTAGCCTCCTTAGCGACCAAGGTACTTGAAGAAGCGGAGCGAATTGGTCTTGGCCCCGCCCGTGCGCGTGTAGCCCGCGTAGTAGGGGAGGAACGCCGCCGCCGCCGTCAGGATCGGAGTCGTGTGAATCCATGCGTCATTGATGTAGAGAGACGCCTTGCCGTCCCGACCGATGCGAATGTCGAACTTGTAATCGGTGCTGGCAACCACCTTGACGCCCGTGTCGATTGCGTAGTCCGACCCACCGATGGAGTAGACGAAGTAGAAGTTGGGCTGGCTGGCCGCAATGTCGGCCTGACCGGTCGCGGGGTCAATATCAATCCCGTCGGTGTCGAACACGACAAGCAACTGATCGGCGTCGGTCTTGTACGGAGAGGCCGTGGCGTTCGTGTCCGTGAGTTTGAGCCCCCAGATGATCGCCGTGGAAGCGATGGACGCACCCACTTCGACGATCGACGAAAGCCAGTGCTCGCGGGTCAGGTTCGCCAGCCGCGTCACGCCCCACTGCGAGGTCGTGGACGGGAGAAGCGAAACCGAGTTGTCGTCCGTGCCGCCCGTGCCGAGCAACAGGCCGCCGCCCGTGGTTGAGTGGGCGATGGTCTCGGTACCCGCACCGCCGAGAATGAAGTTCGGGTTGGTGCCCGCAGCCACCGACGTAGCGGGAAGCCGCTCGAACGGGTCGTACAGGCTGCACGTCCATTCGTCGGGTCCAATCCCGAGCGGGCCGATCCCCGACTTGAATGCAATCTGCTCCTTTGCCAAACGCTTCGTTTCAACAGGACTGGGCATGACTCAGACTCCTTGGGGTGTTCACCGACCCCGGCGCGGTTGGGGCGTAAGCCCCGGAAAACCTCGAACGGGAACAAACCCGCCCGAGATGTGCCCCGGTTTCCCGGGATGAAATGTCAAATGATGAAGCCCGGGGGGTAAGCCCCGTGACCACCGCTCACCGTCCGCCTTGGCCTGTCACCCGCACCGCCACGAACACGTCCCAGCACGCGCTGAGAACGCCCGTACTCCTGCCACTGATCCTTCATCTCCGCCTTTGCCCGTGCCTCGTCCGGATGCTCGCCGTCGTTCTCCAGACTCCACGCCCGCGCCCGACACAGACGAATCAGCGATTCCTCCATCTCGGGCGGCATGTCGGGCACGTCGTTGTCCCCAGCCAAATCCACCCAGTCTTTCAAGTACGTCAGTTCAAACGTGGGCGTCCCGTCCGTCGTCGGAAGCCGGTCGATCATCAGCTTTTTGGTCGGGGCCACGCCCGGCGTCACCTGTCCCGTCCACCCGTGCGTAGACACGAAGTAGCACAAGCCGCCCCACGGGAAACGCCGCCTTTCGATGACCTGCTCGGGCGTTGTCCAGTGGATCTGAATCGTGATGTTGTTGGGCACCACCAGCGACACCACCGAGCCGAAGTTCTCGGGGAGGTCGATGTCGTACTCGTTCGCCACCGCGTTCAGCGTCACCGGCCCACGGAACCGCCACGGCCACGAATACGCCCCAAAGAGTGCCCGACCCGCCCGCTGAAACGTCGCGTCCAGCGAATGACCCGTCGCCGGATTCGCTCCGCCGATCGCGTGCCGCATGAGGTCGAGATATTCACCCTTGGTCAGCATAAAAGCCCGCGCACCCGCAAGGGCACGCGAGCCGGAGGGGGTTAGGAAGCGCCAGCCTTGCAGACGAGACCCGCAAACGGGATCCCGCCCCAGAAGTTGACGGACTTGAGGGCCGCCGATGCGCCGGTGGGACCAGCTTCGAGAAGCTGACCAACCACCTTCACGATGTTGGTGGCGTTGGCCGCCGCCGTACCGCCAAGTTCCGTGTCGGTCTGACCCGTCGCGTAGTACTGACCGTTCGTGCCCACCAGCCACTCGCCCACGCCCGCGCCGGACGAGGGCTCAATGAGACACTGGACGCCCGTGCCCTGAAAGATCGCGTCAAAGGTGTCGTTGTCGGCCACGCTGGATGTGCGGCTGGGATCGACAATCGCCATCATCTTGCGGATGTTGGCCGTGGTCGGAGCAATGGCAGCGCCGAACACGTACCCGGCCGCCCCGTCTGTGGAGTCGGACGGATTGATGCCGGTCATCGCCTGACCAGAGGTCGCGGCGAAGTCGAGGTTGAACGACACAAGCGAACCGGGGGCGAGGGTCGTGCCCGTGCGATTGACGAGCTTTCGCACGACCAGAGCCATCGTGGACCCGGGCTTGTTTGAGGACTGATCGAGAAGCATGAGAGTGTTTCCTTGTGCAAAGGCGAGCCCCCGTAGGGGCTTCGCCGGGTGTTGTGAATCAGGCCACGGTGTTCGGGACGATGATGCCCAGACGCTCGCGGGCGTGCGTCAGGAGGTTGCCGTCCGTACGCATGAACTGCGCGTACGCATCGTACGAGAGCGTCGAAATCTCGCGGGCCGGAGACTTCCACATCCACTTCTCGGGGTCGGCCTTGAAGTAGAGGTACTCGGTGTCGATCAACTGGAAACGCGGCTGACCGTTCTGCCACGCACGGCTGTACGCCGTCGCCGAAGTCGAGTCGAGGAAGGCGTCGTCGTAACCCTTGATGTACTTGATCGGGATGCCGAAGTAGTTGTTGCCCATGTAAGACGGGTCGTTCGCGCCCGCACGGGTGTAGTCGTTCGCGCCCTTCATAATGCGGGCGTAGACCGTGTCGCCGTCAAGGTTCGTAGCGAAGAACTTCTTTGCCTTGCCGGTTTCCTTGTACATCTCGCCCATGCCGCCCGGCACCGGTTCCCACATGCACTTTTTCGTGATGCGGGTGAAGGCGTTCCACAGGCCCAAGGCATCGTCGGTGATGTTGTTGGGGTCGTAGGTCTCGCGCTGCGGCTTCCAGCCCGAGTAGGTCGTCGGGTTGATGCCCTGAATGGTCGTCAGGCCCGAACCGGTCGGGATGCCCGAAGACTCTTCACAGATGATCTGGGAAATCGACTGGGGCGGCGACAGGGGAACGCCGGTCTGTTCCATCGCGGCGGACGGCGCGGCGGTAAACAGGCCCTCGGTGCGCCGCTTGTGCTCACCCTCCAGATCGGAGTCGATCAGGAGCTTGTACTTCTGGTAGCACGCTTTCAGTTCCGACGCGGTTCCGCCGGTGATCTTGATTTCAGCGTCCGTCCACTTGCGGGAGTTCTCGCTGTACGTGCGACCGATCGCAAACCGCACCGGGGCCGCCACGTCCACGGGGGCGCGGGTCTGGCCGGGGATGATCTGCGTGAAGTTGCTGGCGGTCTGGGGGTACCAGAAGCCGACGATGGGATCGCCATAGTCGAGGGTCTGGCGGAAACCCGACTTCATCAGTTCCGTCAGAATCCAAGTCTGAGGCTGATCGGAACGAAGGATCTTGTCGGGACGAACGACGTGCTCGCGCCGCAAGTTGATAAAGGCGGCGACTGCGGAGGCTGCGGACGTGGAGAAAGCTGACATTTGGGAGGCCCTTTACAGGCCCCGCCGCTACTGACTCACACGCTGCCCGTAAATCGCGGACGCCCGGTTCAGATCCCCCTTGGCAGACATGATCGCTTCAACCGCCGCCTGATCTTTGGCGTCGTCGGTCATCGCTCGCACGCTGCCACCACGCCCGGAAGGACGCGGGGGAGTCTTCGGTGTCCGATTCACTTGCAGAGTGCTCGCCGCTCGCTCGCGGGGCTTTCTGGTGAACCGAAGTTCATCAGCAGCCCGCTCCACGAGACGGACAAGCTCATCCCCGCCCGTGGCCGCGATTTCATCGAAATCGAGGTTGGACGAATGAGCGATGTCTTTCGCTGCGGCCAACACTGCTTCGTGGTCGTCGGCCACACCGGGCCGATCGTCATCCACGGTCCCGATTGCGGAAGCCAAGTTCTCAACGGTGACGCGGCGCGTAAGCGCGGCGGTCCGCTGTTCCAAGGCTTCTTTCTCGGCTCGAAGTTTCTGATACGCCGTCTTCACGGCGGGATCAGCCAAATCGAGTTCATCGTCCAACCCCGTAGGGTCGGAGTCCTTCACCGCTCCGGGCAAAGGCTGGGTACGGGCCGACGTGCGGCCTTCCCCGATGGTCTGTTTCGCCGGGAGGCCGTTGGCCTTCGACCGGGAGTATTCCTGTTGGGCGGCAACGAGGCGCGGACGCCATTCGAGTGCGGCCTGAAAGCGTTCGTCCGGGGTCATCGCCTTGATGACACGCTCGGGGTACTTGGCAAGTTTGAGGGTTTCGGTGGCGCGTGCTTCGGCTTCCTGCACAAGCCCGGCGTCATCGAACTTGTCCACGCGGGCCGTGCTGTAGCGGAATCCGCCCGTGAGGAACCGCTCGGCAAGACGCGCCATGCGGGGCGTGATCGTCGGGGCCGCGTCGTTCGCGGGCTCCTCGGCTTCCTCGGGGGTTTCGTCGCCAGCGTCCTGCTCGTCCTCGGTGGCGGGCTCGGCATCGGCGGTCGGCTCGACCGGGGCGGGCTTCTCTTCCACCTTCACGGGCTCGGCCTTCGGCGCTTCCTTGCCCATCATCTGAGCGATGAAAGCATCTTCCACCGCGCTATCTGCGGCGGAAACGTCTGCCCCGGGATTCGTCGTGTCTTCGGCCATTCAGGTCCTCACTTGACAATCATAGCAAACTGAGCAAAGGGCCACGCCACTTCCGTCGGCTTCACAGGGGTCCACTTGTCCACCACCGGGAGGTCACGAACCAGAACCACGGGCTGTTTGCCAGTGTTCTGCTGCTCGTAGCTGGAGAACGTGCTGACATGCAACACCGGAACCATCTTGTTCATCACCAGCGACGTACCACGCCCCACGACGATCCCATCCACCGGCACCAGCGGATCGGGCTTGGTGTCCTTGCTGTAGACCTTGACCCACTCGGGGCCGGCCAGCTTCGGCGCGGGCGTTGCCTTCGTGGTCACGGGCTCCTCAGTCAGTGTGGGCATTGAACATTTCTCCAAAGTGCTTGCGGGACCGCTCATCGTGAATCACGGGAAGACCCTTCGGCGTTGCATAGTAGCCGTTCCCAAGATCCCGTACTTTGTGGCCCTTGAACGTCGTAAATCCGTACTTCTCTTTGTCGTGGATCGCCCCAAGCTGGGCGGAAACGGGGAGCGGGCCGACGCCGGTGTGCCGAACCGCCTGCCGTTCGTCGATCTTTTCGTGTGCCTTGCCGTAGACCACGCCCATGATTGCGCCGGACTCTTTCGAGTGCATCGCGCGGCAACCCGGGCTGTCTTTCGCAAAACCGCATTCGGGGCAGTCCTTTTTCATCCGGCCCTCCGGTTTTGCGCCCCAAGCTGGGCCGCGCCGCTACGGGTCTGCTGCGTCACGTCGGCGGCGGGCTTCTGCTTCGGCTCGCCGCCACCCTCGGGGGTAGCCGCCGCCATCGCCATGACCTGCTGTGCCACCATCGCCTGCTGCGTGATCGCCGCCCAGTCCACAATATCGCCAACGCCGTCCCCGTAGTTCATCATGTCGTTCTCACGCCTCCACCATTCGGCGTAGTTGATCCCGACCGGGAACTGTTGGGCAAGCTGGAGCTTCATCACCAGCGATTCGCCCATCCGCTGGAAGTTGTCCCGCATCTGTTGTTCATTCACGAACTCGTGCGAGTACGGAATGATGTCGATGCCAAGGTCTTCAACCTCGATGCCGTTGCCCTGCTCGCCACCAATCGCCAGCCGGTTCCGCTTCTCGCCCGTCTTCGGGTCAATCGAGGTAATGTGCTGCCGCATCGTCGGGGTGTTGATGAAATACCACGTGACGCGGCGGAAACACTCGGCCAGACGCGACCGCCACATCTGCTTTTCGGTCTCCTCCCGCATGTTCTGGCGGGACGAAGACTCGGCTACCTCCGTGGCGTTGCTCGACTTGCCAAGCTCGCCCTGTGCCGCTGCCGAGATGCCCGTGATCGCGTCCAGTTCGCGGTCGCACATCTGGGATGCGACCACGTTCTCTTCGTTTACCCCGCCAACCTTGATAACGTCGCCAGAGTTCGGCGAATCGTCGCCAATGACCACCGCCGAAGCGTTCGGGGAGTTGTTGATCGTGTCCGCGTCGGACTGGTTGTTGACCCGGACAAGCTGTTTCGCCGACCGAGCGTCGTCCCGCATCTGGCCCCGGTGGGCGTTGCTCTCTTCCAGCGTCTTATCCGTGGCCGCAAGGGGCGACACGGGCAAGCCCGAGCCCCGGACCCACCGAACACCCATCACGACGTAGGGGCCGTTCTCCGGCCCGTGGTAGTCAATCGGATTGGTCAGGAGCTTCGGGGCTGCGTCCGTGGTGGAGCGAACCCCAAGGAAATACATCTTCTTCGTCCGCCGACGCCAAGCGTGCAGGATTACCACCTCGTCACTGTCCACCCGCTCGCCGATATAGGCGTTGATGTCCTGCCGAAGCTCGTCCGCCGCACCGCCCGCCAGTTGGCCCACAGCCTCGACCTCTTCGGGCGTCGCGCCGTACTCGGCAAGCATCGCCTTCGCGTCCTCGACCGTGTAGACCTCAAAGTGACCCGCCCACTCGCACAGGTCCGGGTCCAGCGTGCGGGAATCCTGCACGTAGCGGTTCGGGATGACCTGATAGCACTTCAGCCGGTCGGCCACGTCGTCGGCCTCAAACCCAAGTTGCCGAAGGTACTGGGCACCCTGCGGGTCCTCATACGGCTCCAGCGTGTAGCAACACACCCCGAAGTCCATCGCCCCATCCCAGCACAGTTTCCGGTTCGTGTCCCCAAACTTCGCTTCCACCGCCCATGCGTTGCTGAAATCCTTGATCGCCTCGGCAATAGGCCCAAGGGCCGGACCCCGGAACGACTGCGTACGAACACGCGGCGTACCCGATGCGTGCCGGGCCAGCCACATATTCATAAACTTCAGCGGGTAGTTGTTGAGGTCGTCGGGGTGCTCGGGCCAGCCCGATCGGTGCCCGTTGCCGAACAACTCGATACGGGGCCGAGACTTCTCCATGATCTGCCGGGTGACTTCGGCACCAGCGCGGGACTCAGAACCCCAACGATCCTCGGTCCATTCGTTCGGATCGACCGCCTCCACCATTGCGGGCGGTTCCATGCGCTCGACGGGTATGCCGGTGTCGATCACGATGCCCATTGTACCCCTATTGAGAATGAGAAGTCAATATCAATTATCGCCGCCCCCCAAATCGCTTCGAAACCCACGTCGTCGCCTTCCGCTCCCTCGAATCGTCGTAGGCGTGCGGGTTCACCACCTTCGCTTCCGGGGGCAAGGAACCGGCCGGGAGGTTCGCGTCAATGAACCGGATGGAATAGAGTGCCGCGTCGATCGAGTGGTTGTGAATGTCTACCGGCTTCTCCTTGGGTGCCCGGCCCTCCTTGGGCGGATCCCACACGTAGCCCGGCATCTCCTCAACCAGCCCTACCGGGTGCCCCGCCGGTATCCTTGGGTCCCTGTCAAGCACCGAGTTACGCAGCACGAACAGGCTTGGCCCGTCCGGACCCGGGGCTAGTCGCCGCATCATGCAGCCAAGATGCAGGGGCCAGTCCATCAGGCTCGTAGGCTTCTCACAGCCCACCGTTGGCACCCCGCACCGCGTCATAATCGCCCGTGCCCCGGCGTCCGCGTAGTCGGCGACCGTGCGGTAGATCAGGCCGGGCTCAGGCGTGTTGGCGATGATTTCCCGAGCGAACTCCACCGCGTCGGTCTTGCAACGGATCAACTGGCGTTCGAGGTAGATCCGCCGCTTCTCATCCACCGCCCACCAGTGGCATACGGCCTGATTCGTGTACCCGAAGTCAATCCCCCGCACTCGCCACCACCGATGGGAGCCCGGGGGCATCTCGTCGATAACGTGGATGTCTTCCCGCCAGTCCTCAAATACCATGCCCTCCGCACCAACCCACCGCCCGAAGCGGTTCCGCTCCCGCATGACGCCGGTGTACTTGTCTACCGTGGCGAGGTATTTCAGGCCCTGCGGGGTCCAGTCGGTGCCGTCGTAGAACACCGGGTTGTCTTCCAGCCGCGAGGGGATGCGGGTGAGCTTGCCGGTCAGGTGCCATTGCCAGAGCCAGTGACGCGGGGCGTCCGGGTTGCACGGGAAAATGATCTGGTTGAACGGGATCCGCTCCGGCGTGGGTGCGATGCGGTTCAATCGCCCGATCAGCCGCATGGCGTCGTCTTCGCTGTACTGCGTCCCCTCGTCCGGAATGATGATGTCCCACTCGGTGCCCATCACCGCTTGGTTATACCCCGAGCCGTCGTACATGCCGTCCACGGCCACGACAGATCCGTTCGGGAAGCAGTACGCCGGGCTCTTGTAGTTGCGGGCTTGGAGTTTGGCGGCGGGGTCGCCTTCGGGACACACCTGCGTTTCCCACGTCGTCATAATCGTGGTGGCGGCGTGTGCCTTGGCCTTGCGGAGAAGCAGGACGCGGGTACCGGGCCAGTGTGACGCACAGAAATACGCCTTCTCAAGCGCCGGACGTGTCTTACCTGAGCCGGTCGGCCCGTCGGCCATGATGACAAGATCCCGGCAGTACATGAGCCGTTCGGCGGGACTACCGGGCGTGACGGTGAAGGGGCGGGACTCGGGTGCGAGGGGGTCAGGCATATTCGTACTTCGCTACCGCCTTGGCCGCCGACACGATCATCGCCTCAGCAGCCCGGGCGAACATGCGGCGCGTCGCTTTCTTTTTGTCCATCCGGCGCAGGCAGGCACGAACCTTGGGCGGAAGGTCCATCACCCTGCCGAAACGAAGCTGGTAGGACGCTTCACGCGCCACCAGCCTTTCGGTCGGGTTAGCGGCAACGTACCGCAGGTCGATATAGTCGGCCACGCATCCTCTCCAACGATCCATAGTCGGTCCTTTCGGGTCAGTCATTGGGCGGCGTCACCCCGTAACGGTGCTTGCCTTCGCCGGGCAACAGTGTGCGCGTGTCCTTGTCGGGCCGACTGTTGTAGCGGTCGGGCGGGAGGGGCGGCCCACCCTTGCGGAAACAGTCGTCGCACATGACGAACCGGGGCGGGATCTTGGCCCCGCAACGGCACCGGGGCGGTAGTTCGTGGGAGTCGTTCACGTTCACACCTTCCCCGGGTTGAGCCCCAGATACGTTTTTCCGACCGCTGCAAGCGCGGAAAGGGCGTTGGACTTGGCGTTGTCCTGTGCCACCTTCAGATCGTCCTCGTGGTGGTCATCCGCCTGCTTCACCCTTCGCACGTCGATTGCCAGCTTCCCAGACGCGGCGGCGAGCTTGCCCACGTCCAAATGGTCCTCGATGGTCACGGCCGCCCCGCTCGCCTCCTTGGCGTGCTTGGCACTCAGACGCATCATCTCGACCGCCACGGCCTCAGCCTCGGGGCCTGCCGTGGCGAACGCCTTGGGCCTCTCCCGGGCGTGCCGGGTAATCATGGCAACGTCTCTGGGGTTGGTGGGGTCCCAGTGGTCCCCGAGTACGGACCCTGCCCCTCCCGGCGGGATTTCGCCCTTCCCATCAGTAACCATGCGGTTAGTATACCACCCGTCCGATTCGGTGGTACTATCCACCCGTGCAGCGTTGGGGCGTCACGCTCTCCCGTCCGGTGCCCGCGCGAACATAGGCAGGCCGCTTGTCCCGGGTGATGAACACGGGTGGGCGCAAACGGGGGGCAACGATCCGACCGCCTTTCGGTGATTCACCGGGAAGGTATCGAGGATCGAGAACGCCCCCGCGAGGGGTGAGCGGACACGTTTGAGCCCATTGACGTGAGCCGTCCGTCCGATCATGCCAGTCTGGACGAGTGGTGACAAGGAAAACAGCTCCGATCCCTTCGGGGACGCCTGTCGTGCGAAATCGAATTCCACAGCGTTCGAAAAGTCACTTTCGCGCGTGGTCCCAAGGGCGTTGGTGGTGGTGGTGTTGGTTATCGGACGGTGGTGGTGGTGATGGTTCGGTACTTGTCACCCAGTAGAACCTTGGGTTTATCGTCGATTGAGCATAATTCTGGTCAAGACGCTTGCGTTCTATTCCCGATGAGGTATACTCATGGGGTCGGGAGTCACCCGGCACAGGAGACGAACGATGAATAACGCTGCCCAAGTTGCTAAAGTGCTGTTTAATGAACTCGGCGAGGACGACGCCTTGAAGTACGCCGACCGCATCGCCATGTCTAACGGCCCGCTTGCCGCCGAGTATGCGGAAGCCGCACGAATCATCCGGAACCAAAGGAGGTGCAAGTAATGATTCCTGTATTGAAAAAGCGAGAGAACACGCCCGGGAACCGGCTGGTGTGGTGGATGCGGGAATTTGAACTCATCGACATGACGGCCGCTCAGCATCGCGTCATCGCACGCCGAATCAATCGGGTTATTCGGGAGCAAGGGAATCGGAGAGTTGACGGCATGCTCGCCGATTTGCGAATCGCACCAAATCGCGCTGCCGATTCCAGTCTTCTTGAATTGTGCAAGACGTTCGCCATGGGCAACGAGAGCGGCGACGCTCTGCCCGCGTGGTATACCGATGTGTTTCGGAAACGTCTTCTTATCGCAATCAAAGAGGCGGAAGGCAGGCCCTAATGCTGACCGTCAAAGACCTGACTTGGACTCGTCAGACCAACTAACCCACCCTCCCCGTCTTAGCGGACGGGGCCGGTATTGTCGGGCATTCCGCTCGACCCGCCCGGCAAGGCGGAATCAGGAGAACACGCATGGACATTCACGCTCACAAGGTTTCGACCCTCTCCCTTTACGGGCTCAAGCCCACAAGCACGATTCTCGCCAAGTTTGAGAATCCAGACGGATCGTCGGGAGAGTTTGGCGCGCCCGCCGAATCTTGCTTCCGGTGCTTGGGTGTGTGTCCCGGATATTGGTCGCTGGAAAGCATTGCGAATTACGCAAGTGGACATTTGATCGTCAAACCCGGCGCTCGCGTGTGGGTTCCGAATCCGTCCGCCGTCACAGTTTGACCCACCCCCGACGCCCGACCCCAACGGGCCGCGCGTCGATTCACCTTTCAGGAGTAGGAACTATGGTTGATTTCTCACAAATGACCGCCGACGAGATTTCTGCACACAAGGGGCCCGTTTACCGCGCTTCGGTTCGCGCGTCTCGCGGGTTGGGTTGCGAGCCGGTTCAGCACGATTTGGAAAGCGTGTCAATGGTATCGCTGCTTGCCAAAATCGAACGCCTTGCAAGCGGCTGGCGTGTTCACAGCGTTCGCTTTGGCCCCGACACGATCGCCTGACCCACCCTCAACCCTTCGGGCAACCGGACGGTTGGGATTCACCTCCCGAACGTCGGGGGGATTCAAGTGGGGACCGACCCGGCAAGGTCGGCCCCCGAACCGCAACAGGAGACATCTATGCGGAACGTGAACGATCGTAGTCGTGGGCAGGGCCTTTCGGGGCTTGTGGCCGATATGGAAGCCATTGAAGCGGCTCAGATTGCCCGTGTGCAGTCTCGGGCATTGACCTGCTACGGGGCTCTAGGCCAGTTGGTCGCGTGCTTTGAGGACTACTCACGGCACGGGGCCGCATGTGCACAGGACCTCATCGGGGCTCTGCGGGTGGCGAAGGCTGAACTTGCTCGGATCGAAGGGAGGGCGGCATGAACCAGTCTGTTTACACCGAGTACCTTCTCAATGGCGAGCACAGAATCACCATCGGTATGCCCGGCCCGGGCAAGTGCATGGTGCTCACTTGGTCAAACACGGGCGACGCGCTGAAGTTTCGCAATCGCAAGGCTTGTCTGAAGTGGCTTCTCGCGTCATGCCCCGAAGCTCAAATCTACGCATTCAACGAGGGCGTTACGGTCTGTGGCGGGTCTGTTCGTGGACTTGCCGAACGAGCGGGAATCAAAGCCAAGGGCGAAGCGTGACCCTCACCTTCCGCCTCATCCTCGCGTGCTACGTCGCTCTCTGCTGAAAGGACAAACGATGAGTTATGCGAAAGCCGTCAAACACCGTCCGCACAGGTTGAACATCGGCCACACGTTCAATACCGGATCTGGTCACTGGCCTTCGCCGTGGGCCAACCCAAAGATTGCCCCGCTGCTTTGGATTCGTGAGTGGTGGCCGAGACGCCACAACCAGCACACCCGCGAATGCATCCGTGAAAAGATCGCAGAAGCGAAAATGGTTCGTGACACCTGAACCCCCACCCCGCCCGGCCAACGTCGCGCGGGGTGATTATGCAACCCTCACACCTCATCGAACAGATCCGCGCCGCGATGGACGCCAAGGGCATCACGCAAGACGAACTTGCCCGGCTGTCGGGCGTCACCCAGCCCCGTATCAGCGACATCTTGGCCGGAAAGAAAGACCCCCGGATTAGCACGTATGCACGGCTCGTCCGGGGGCTTGGCTTGTCCTGCGAAATCAGTTCCCGCCAGTGACGAGGCACTCGGCAAGTTCCTGCTCGGCGATTGCCATTTGTTCGAGGAAGTTCTCGATGGCCTTGGCGTAGCAGTGACAGTCACCACCACCGCACTGCTCGGTCACGCGGATCCAGTACGCGATCTTGTTCGTCTCCAGACGCATGTAGTACAGCGTCCAGCACTTGCCCACGCCTTGCAGGGGCGTGTAGTGGTCCTCCGGCCTCGGGAACGCGCAGGGGCCTTGCACGGGCGGGCCGCTGGGGACGGGTTGGGCGACGGGTGCGACGAGGGACGCGATGGACAGGATCAGACCAACAATCATGGGGACTCCTTTCGCCGGTTGGCGATGGTTGAGTGACGGGCGTTTGCAGACGCCCACGGCTTGAGATAGTTCCACGGTATCCGCTCGGGGTGCTTGTGGCCGAACGGCTGGACTAGCCCGTAGGTTCTGGCACCGGAGACGAGCCAGCCCCGGCCCGCGTGCTGAGAGTGCGACATGCGAAGGATGCGGACGAGCATGGGGTAGGTGGCTTGGTCGGGGGTCATTCCGCCGCCTTTCTGCGCCGCCAGTGGGTGACAACCAGCCACGCGAGGACCAGCGGCCAGAACGCCAGCCACCACACAAACCCCAGCCCCAGCGTGTCCAGTAGTGCGTCGCGCTCCACCGAGTCGCGGCACCGCCACATGGCGTAGGCGAACGTGAGGACGGCTCCGATCATCCACGCGAGGACGTAGTAGTTCACGGCTTCAACCCCTTCGCAAGCAAGACCGCCGCTCGCATGGCGTGGAACTCGGTGGGGCCTTGGTACTTCAGTTCCCAGATTTCGTCGGCATCTTGGCCCCAGACGCACCACGTCTCGGGGTGTGTCCCGCCGCGACGGATGACGAACTCGAAGGTATTGGGCAGCATGAGGTACCCGGCGTGAAAGAAGAACGCCTCGACCGCCGCAGTGTCGTCGTGCTGGTGCCAGTTCTCGGGGCCGACGAGTTCTCCGACCCGAATGATTTCCGGCACCTGCGCGATGCAATCCCTGATCGCTTCGTCGATGGTCATTTCGTGGGGCATGGATTCTCCATCATCGCGAGGACTTCGCGGGCTAGGGTGGAGAGATCGCCGGGCTTCTCCACGAAGTAGTTCTGGGCCTTCACGGCGAGGCGGCACAACTCCCGAATCTTCTCGCTCAACACAACATCGAGCCTGCACCTGTCGCAGCCGGGGCAGGGCACGTTCGCTCGGATGTACTTCCCGTCCGAAACGGTCCTCCCGCTCCCATCGCACGCCTGCGTGGGGGAGGGGACGGTGTAGGACTCGTATCGCTTCGCCTTGCAGCGAGCTTCGATGTACACGGTTTTCTTGCCCTGCAATTCACCATACCACCACCACAGACCAGAAGGAAACGCGCCAACCCAGTCGAATCCGTCGTAGTACAGCACCTCCCCCGGCTTGCAAGCGGCGAGGATCGCGGGGGTGGCCCAAGGCGGGGGGTTAGAGGCGGGAGATGCGGATGAGGCCGGAGACGATTCCGATGATGGTCCCTGTGGTTGCGAGGACACAGAACCAGAGGTAGCACTCGACAAGTTTCCGACCGATTCTTTTGAGCATGGGGGTTCTCCGGGGAGGATTGCGGGATGGTCTTCGGCGAGACGCAAGCACTCTTTGAACATCATGCGGCGGCGCTGAATCACTTCGATCGTGGCCGGAAGTCCAACGCACTCGTACTCGCTTTCGTCGCACAATTTGATTTGGGCACAAACCCACGCGATGAAGTCTTCACGCTCCGGCCTGTGCGTCTCGACGACGCTGGCGGAGGTGGGGTTCTTCTCACTTCCCATCGGGGGTTCCTTTCGATTCGACCTTGATCGGGCTTTGGAACTTGACGCCGTTGGTTGCCGAGCACCGGCCCAACAAGAACACGCACGCGATGAGGATCAGAACAAGAACTGCGGCAACACAGCCACAACCGCGAGGCAAGGCAGATGCGTAATCGTCGCTCATCCCTCCCCTCCCCTCTCGCGTGCGGCTTGGGCTGCGGCGATGCCCATTGCGACGATCTGGCGAATGTGGAACCGGATCTGTGAGGCACCAAGATCGGTGTTACCGCGAAGTGCAACGTACTCCCCAGCCGACTTCACGGGCGGGTGAATCCATGTGTCGGCATCTCCATCTCTCCACTTTGACGGATTGAACTCCACCATGCCGTCGATCATTGCCGCGATGTCGCCCGGGATGCTCACGGTTCCCGCCTTGGGCACAACTACGGGATGCTGCGGCACGGTGGCGGCGGCGCGGAGGGCGGTGGCGAACGCCGTCCACAAAGCCTGTTGGGCTTCTTGGTGAAGCATCCCCGTGCTCTCTTGGCTATTGACCCAGTTTTCGACCAACGTTGAAGCAGTCTTCTCAAAGTCCATTCGCTCGTCCTTTCTTGTACGCGGCGACGGCGGCGCGGAGAGGGTGGTCGGACGCTTCCATCGGCACCCGCCATCCGTGTGTGATCCATCCGCCCGATTCGTTCTGCCTCACCCCGCACTCAGCCGCGAGGGTGAAGAGGGCGAGGAGGATCAGTTCGGCGTGCTTACACGGAACGGGTTCCGACCAATAGAACCCAGCCGCCGTATATCGAAGGTGCTTCTCCCACACCTCCTTGTGCTCTTTCACAACGTCAAACAACTCGGCTGCGGTCAAAAGGGGGATGGTCATTCCTGCGTCTCCTTTCGCGGCTGGACGTACTTCGGGGCGAGGGGGTGGGTGTGGACGGCTTTCAGCGACTCGATCGCCTTGGCCGCAACCGTCACGGAAGACTCAACAACCTCGGGGTGGGCCTTGCTGCCGGTGATCTCAGCTACGTCAATCTCTGTACGAAGGTCGGCGGAACGGAGTTGGTCGTGAAGCGACCTGCCCAGCACCTTGCACGCCCCCTCCAACCCATCCGCCTCCGCCGCGAGCGCCTTGTTGTCGGATTCGAGTTGGGCGATGCGGGCGTCACGGATTGCGATGGTGTCAGTTTCCTGCTTGACGCGGGCCATCCATGCGTCACGGTTCGACTTCAACCGCTCGATTTCCGCGTCCTTGGAGGCGAGGGTCGCATACAGACTGTCGAGTTCGGCGTTCGTGTCAGCCATTGTGTCCTCCTTCCCGCTCGTCGGATTCGAGGGCGGCGCGGGCGGCGGACAAATCGCGGCAGTCTCCACCACCGCCAACTTGTCGGCCCGTCTCCGGGTCAAAACACGCCCGCTCACAACTCGCCACCTCCGCCAGCAAACGCAGGCGGCGGGCGATGGCGGTGATTGCTTGCTGCCCGTGCGACGGGCAGACTGCCACGCAGTTCTCCAAGTACGTCGCCATTTGCTCAGTCGTCATCGGTTTCATGCTCACATTGCCTCCCTTGCCTTGGCGAAGTCCGCGAGGGCGGATTCGAGGTTCACAAGTCGTTCGTTTCGACCCGGCGGCGGCAAGCGTCCACAAGCGAAGTCCCGCTCAGCCTTGGCGACACTCTCCGCCGCCTCCGCGACCGCGAGAAGAGGGAGGTACAGCACCACAAGCGAATTGATCGCGTCGTTATGCTGTTTCCATTCGCACGAACAAGTGTCGTCGCACGGGCAGTCGTCTTCGTGCATCGGTCCAGAGCCCACAAGGTACTGCACGGCTTCCACCTGTTTCTTCCTCAACTCCTCAATCGTCATTCCCCCCTCCTTTCACATCCCGGCGTCCAGTTGTTGCACCTTCGCCCGCTCGAACCGTCACGCGACACGTCCGCACGCGACCCGAATTGACGCGGACTGATTCGACGTTGTTGGCCACGCCTCGCAAGCAGCCTCCTCACGAAATCGAGGAACGACGATTGTTCGTCGCGTGAGGCTACGAAGTCAAACTGTCGCGGGTTTTTACCGGCACAATCGGTAAGAATCACGCAGATGGCGGGTCGTTTGGCGTCCTGCGCTTCGGCGAGGACTTCGGGGGAGATGGGGGTCATTGGGGGTTTCCTTGGGTGGTTGTGATTGGAGAAAGCGACGCGATGCACGCCTTTAGCACAGCTTCCGCTTCAGCGATGCTGAACAAAACCGAACACATCGACCTTGTCAGTACTTCCGGGTCTTTGAAAACGATGTCCTCACCGACCACTCTCTCCTCTGTGCTCCACCTTGTTCCGCACGCCACGCAAATGTGCCGACGCCTGCGGGCGGCCCCCGAATCACAGTCTCGCGTTTCACTGATCCGGGTTTTGCACTTGCCGCACTTGGGGCATTGCCTGACACGACGTGGCTTCACACCGCCTCCTTCCGCCCGCTCGCGGGCATTGTCAACTCGTTACGAAACCTCGCCAACAACGCACGCGCGTTGTCCTCTGTCACACCCGACCCGTTGTCCATCTTGTCCACCGATTCCATCAACGTCGTGTGACTCTGCTTCCGCATCGAACGCGCAATCTCAGGAAACGAATAGCCACACGTTCGGCAGAAGTACGTCCACGCCCACCGAAACACCACGGAGTGCCGGTCCTTCGCCCCGTGAACAACCTCGGAATCAAACACGCCCGCAAGCCCAAGGGCCTTCTCGTAGTTCTGCTGCATCTCGACCGTGGCGAATCGCGGGAAAGACAGCCTTCCACGAACCCGCATCGCCTTCTGTTCACGCCGGGCAATTTCGTAGAGTTCAAGAGCGGCCTCGCGGACGCGAAGCAGGGCGCTCATCGCGGGACCGGCGTTCGGACACGCCCGGTAGTCGGACACGGCCTTGTCAAACTTTGCGCGGGGGTCCATCATCCCTGCCACCCCGCATCACGTTCCTCGAACCGCGTGCTCGGCCCATTCCATTTGCACGTCACCGAACACGTTTCCCCATTGCGGCACTTGTCCACGATCACTTCCGCCTCGTCGATCTTGGTGGGATTGTCCTGCATCCACGCAACGTCGCCCTTGTGGTAATACGCCTCGCGGTGAAGCAGGAGGATGTTGTCGCCGTCCTGCTCAATCGCGCCCGATTCCCGAAGGTCGGACATTCGCGGACGGTTCTCCGATCGGCCCTCAACGCCACGGTTGAGCTGCGCGAGACAGATAACGTGAATGCCCTGATTCTTCGCCAGAGTCTTCAGGCCACGGCTGATCGCCTCAATCTCCGCACGCCGACCCTCTTTCGCGTGCGGGGGCGAGTTCATGTATTGCAGGTAGTCGATTACCACCCACTGAATACCCTTGCGAGCGACCATCCGGCGCACTTTGGACGTGAGCGATTGCAGCGTGAGCGGGTTCGTCGCGTCGATCGTCACGGGAATGTCCCCCAGCCGGATCACCTCGCGGGCAAGGGCCATGTGGTCCACCCGGTTCTGCCGGATGTTCGTAACCGTTGTGTTGACCAGCCCGGCAAGGATGCGGTGGGCGATGGTTGCGGCGGGCATCTCAATCGAGTAGAACGCACCGGGGGCAACCCGTCCAAGCGACAGGGCGCACTGCATACCAAACGCGGTCTTTCCCATCGACGGGCGAGCGCCAACCACGGTGTACTCACCGAGCACAAGATCGCCGACCCGATCGGCCAGTTCCCGAAGCGGAAGCCTCAGCCCGCTCAGGGTTGTCTTTCCGAGTTCTTCGATGGACTGTTCAAGCAGAACGTTCAGGCTCACGTCCGGCGTCCGGTCGGACTGCATGGCGGCAGCGATCACCGCCTCGGCTGACGACGCGATGACTTCCTCGGTTTCCCCAGTGCTGGCGCTTCGGATGCTGAATGCCGCAGCCTCGCACGCCTGAAGCACAAGCCGCTGCTGGGCCTTTCTTGCAACGCTCTTGGCGTAGTGCGGCCAGTTCGTCGCCACCGGGACGCCGTTTGCAAACTCGGCCAGAGCGTCATCCCCGCCAATCGTGGCGAGCGTGCCCTCGTCCTCCATGTGCCGCCGAAGCATCACAAGATCCAAGGTGCCGGAGGATTCGTGAACGGACTGGATCGCGGAGAACACGGTTCGGTGCCGCTGGTTGTGGAACGCGGAGACTCCACCGACGGCTTCCACCACGTCGTCAATAACGCCGGGTTCGAGCAAGCAGCACCCGATCAAGCAAAACTCGGCGGTCATGTCGTGCGGGTCTTCATGCAACATGGTTGGCCTCCCATGACTTGATGATCTGTTCGGGGATCGTGTGGTGGTTCATCAGTTCGCGGACGGCGGTGAGCGGCAGATTCGCCTTGGATGCCTCTTCCTGCTGTCGCTCGGGCGGGAGGCTGTCGTACCACGTCCGGATGTCCGGAGCCCTTGGGTGGCGTCCTGACGCAACGGGCGGGGTAATAGAGGTCCAGTCGCGGTCCAACCACTCGGCCATGTTGCCGACGAACTTCCCACCGTCCTTGGTCCATTCGGCGGATGCCTTGTCCTTGGCGAGCGCCGCCATGATCTTCGGGGCGTGGGCGGTGAGGTCGTTATCGATCCAGAACTTCCGGACGGTTGTTCGGGCTCGCTGCCTGTTTGCGGGGTATGCGTTCCAGAACGCGGAGAACGCTTGATCGACCTGTCCGGGCTGGTATTTGATCCCCGGTTTCGGAGTTTTCGTTTCTTCAGGAATGGAAGGAAAGGAAGGAAGGGAAGGGAAGGGACCCACGATAGACGATCGATGCTCGATCGATGCAGGAACGATGGTCGATCGATGGTCGGTCGATGCTTGAACGATGATCCACCCAACGTCAGGCCCAGTAAGTACTTGCAGCGCTTTCGTGAGCACTTCCAACGGGCAACCGATCCTCGCGGCCAGCACGTTATCGGACATAGGGCCCTTCTCGTCCGCGAGCACCCCACGAACCGGAACCTTGGCCGCGATCTGCACAAGGGCCACAAACACGCCGTATGCCGCCACCCCTTCCGGGGAACGCATAAGCATCCTGAATCCGAGCGCGTCCTGCTTGGTCGGCAACTGGACCCAGCGGAGGCTTGTGGTCAGCGCCCGCGTCCGGAAGTTCTCGAACGTCTCGTTCCAGTCTTTGATCGTGTAAACGTCAGTCGGCATCCGTGCCCCCAGTCCCGCCAAAGCGAAAGCCCCCGAACACCGAAGACTCACCCATGTTCAGAGACATGGCGACGGTGACGGGGGCTTCCGGAATGGCGCAAATGGTGAACATGGGTGAGTTGCCTAATCATACCACAAATCACACCGCTCGCTTGTTGCAAGCGGGGGTTTAGGTGTGGATGGTGTGTGATAAGCCTGTCGGTTGTTCAAGCGCCCGCGACACCGGTAGGCGACGCGGGGGGAGGTCACCTTGGCTTCTTCTTTGTCCGCTTGGACTCTTGCCTCTTGGACGCTTTGTAGCTAGACAGCTCCACGGCGGCATCCATTATCGTCTTCATAAGACGACGTTCGGTCTCGTCTCTGAACCACTCGGGGTCGCACTCCTCAATCTCGCCCAGAGCATCGACCAATTCTCTGGCTGCGCATTCGTGACTTCCGGACAGCAAGCCGTCTAATGCCCATCGAATGCACCATCCAACCCCGGCGAAGTAGTCGTTCTCGTTGGTGTCGCTGTCCTCAAACTGGGCGACCCGAACCGCATCACCCGGCCAAGACGTGTGTTCGATGCGAACGATCGTGTGCTGCCCCTTCCCCGGAACGTGATGAATGCTCATAGAAACTCCTTCCCCCACCGTCGGGCCACGCGCCCGGAATCCCCCCGTCCCACCTCTCGGCGCGGCGGGGGGTGCTTTGCGACCTACTACCTGTTCAGACCAAGGGCGGCACGTTCCGCATCGGTCAGCTTCGACAAGGCCGACTCACGCGCCGCATCGCGTTCCCGCTTGTTCTTTGCCGCCGCACGCTCCCGAGCCTCGCGTTTGGCGTCCTCGGCCTTGTGGTTGGCCCACCACTTCGCCAACGTCGGCTTCTCTTTCAGGATCAGGGCGAGCTTGTCGCCACGTTCCACCCGAGAGAGGACGTAGCACAAGTCCTCTGTCAGTTGGTTGATCCTTTCGGCATCCATCTGGTCACGAGTTGGTCCGCCATCAGTGCAAGGCATCAGTACGTCCTTTCTTCCCACCCGCCGCCTCAGTCCTGTTTCGTCACCACCATCTCAATCCTCGGGTTCTTCTTGTCGATCGCCACCACCATCGGAAGGTGCGTCAGCCCCGAGTCGTTGTCGATCAGCCCGGCGTCGGCCAGCCCGTCGAAATACGCCTTGCACGAGGCCATGATGTTGTCCTTGTCCCGCTTGCGGGCGTCCTTGAAGTAGGCCCGGATCAGGACGGTGGCGGTCTTCCAGCGGGGCGCAACCGACTCGTAGAACGACATCACGGCGGCAACCTCAACCGCGACGGACGTTCGTGCGGTCTTCGTCGCCTTCGCCTTCGCCCGCCAGTGTGGGCGTGCATTCGGTGACAGGTGCTTGTGCGGCAGCGGCAGCGTGATCGTGTAGCTCGTCGTCATCGTGCTTCCTCCCTCGCGTGTGCGAGCGTGCGTTGGGTGGGGGTGGTCATGGGGTGGACTTCTTCTTGTTGAACACGCGGCGAAGACGCCTCGCCTCGCGTTTCGCACCGTCTCGGGTGGCGCTGAACGCTGTGCCGTTCCACTTCCCTCTGCCGTCAAAGACAACGATCATGTAATCTTTGAGGCCGCACGGCGGGACGATGCCAACGAAATGCTTCACTTCTTCTCCTTCCCCCCGCACGCGGCGAGGTCGCAACACTCGTCCCGGCACTCCGGGCACACCACCCGCCCGCACTCGCACGTTGCCAGCGGACCCAGCGGCGTCGTCGGGCTGATCCCGTCAGGCTCGCCGTACCGGTTCAGCAACGATCCGGCGGGGCGGTGGCAGTGGTGGCACGTCGGGTCTTCCATAACCCCCCCTCGCAGCGTCAGCCAAGTGGGGGGTGCGTGGGTGTTTGGGGCAACAAGCCCCGGGTGTGTCAGGTGGATTCAACGGCTTGAAGGACCTTGTTGAAATCGGCGTGCCCGTCGGACTCGTCCATGAGGGCCACGATCCACGCGGCCAATCGCAGGGCCTTTTCCTTGGACATTTGTCCGATCGGCATGAACGGACGGATTCCGCCGCCGGACACTCTGAGCAGGTAGTCGTTTGTGGTGTCAATCTCGGGCGTTGTTTCGGGGGACGTTTCCATCGTGAACTCCTTGCGTCATCAAGGCTGACGCGGCCTGAAACCCGCCGCGCCGGGTGAGCGACGCGACGAGCGGAGAAGAGGGGTCTGGGACCCCGGTGAGGCGTTGGGTTTATTCCCATCGCCCGTAGAACTCAGGTCCTACGGGCACCGCTAAAAGGGATGTCTTCCTCCGTCATCGGAGCGTGTCCAGTGTTAATCATCCCGGCCTTCGGACGCGGGGAGGGAGCCGCCGCACGGGTGGCGGGCTTGGGGGCAGCCATCTCGGTCGGCAAGTAGTCCTTGACCGTGTTCTGCGGCCCGTACTGAGGGTCCTTGCTCGGACGGGTGGCAACCTCCACGCGAAGGTTCTTGTTCACGTAGTTTGCCGGGTCGAACTGCTGGCTGTCAAACTCAGCCCGAGCGTTGAACGCTTCCGCGAACGCCTTGATCTTCCACGTACCAGACCCGCTCACCAGATAGTCGCGGAGTTTGGACTCGCGTTCCGGCGTGTAGAGCGTGAGCCCCAACTCCACCATCGGGTTCCCGGCCTTGCTCGCCTTGTGTTCGGCGCTCGTCACCGTCGCCTCGTAGATCCCATCGAGGATCAGGGGCATTTCCGCATCTTTGGGGTTGTACCAACTCATTCAGACACCGCCTTTCCGCCGAGTTTCTCGATGCACTTGGTGATCTGATCGGCGGTCAGGTCAGCCAGTTCGTCGGCATCAGCCGCTTTGAGCCACTTGTCGCGGAGGTCCGCTCCGTCCTTGCGGGCTTCGAGCAGGTCGGTCAACTGCCGCACCTGTTCCGCCGTCGCCAGAGACACCACCACCGCGTCACGTTCCAGAACCGCACGCCCGTACCGCTCCGCGATCTGGTCGTAGGAGAACGGGAACACGTCACCATCAGGGAACGCCGCAACGCGAGTCTTCTTCACCGTGCCGACGCGATCGGGACCGCGTTTGCTGATGAGGAAGGACAGGTCGAACAGGTAGTCCAGACCCTTCGGGCCGTCGAACGTCTGGCCGAGAACCTTCAGGTTGTCGCCGTACAGGTTCTTGGCGTGGCAGGTGATGATGACGTTCATGTCAAGCCGGGTGAGCAGATTGCCCAGCCGCTTCCATTCCTTCTTGGCTTCGCCATAGTGCCGTCCGAACTCGGACCCGACCCGCTGTTCCGCCTTGGCGATAAGGTCGTCATAGACGGTGGTGATCGGGTCGATGACCAGCGTGGCGTAGTCGTGCTTCTCACTGAGAAGCGCCCGCACCTCTTTGACCATCTCGTCAAAGTCGCTGGTCTGGTACGACACGCCGCCCCGGTCCTTGATGAGTTTGACGTACTGGTCGTTCACAGCGCCCTTCTCGGTGTCGATGAGGTAGGGCCGGGGGAACTGAATCGCGGCGGTTGTCTTACCGCTGCCCGCTTCGCCAAAGAACAAGCATTTGAGCCGCTTGTCTCCGATTGTCGGGGTCTTTCCTCGCAGTGCCATCGTGAAATTCCTTCCCGCTGGTGATGTCGCCTGTGCCGTCGCGGGTCCGGCACTCAGCGCGTGTTACTTGGTGTGTACTTCCATCTTCGTCGCGTTCACGGCTTCACCTCCTGCCCGGCTGACGCGAGGGCGGCGGCATCCACGATGGCGCGCAGGTCCTCAATCTCGGGGCTGTCTGATCGCAGCGTCTTGTCCGACAGGTACGCGATGGCTCTGACAACGCGGTAAGCCGCACAGTACAAATCCCCCTCCACCGCCCGCTTCCCCGCCGCGTAGGCCGTGTTGGCGATGTTCGCCAGCCGCCGCGCCTCGATCGCGGATTCGATGCTCTCGCACACCGCGCCGGGGCCGACAACCTTCATAATCGAGCGGTTCAGGTAGTCGCTGTCGGGGACAACTTGGTACGGGCCGGTCGGGCGGTTAGGGCTTGGCATCATCTTCCTCCTCCCCCAGCCCTTCCCCGATCGCGGAGTCGTGGCAGGGGTCGTATTCGTCGGGTTCGTCGTCGTCCAAGTGGGCGTCAAGCAGCCGGTCGGCAATCGCTTGAATCTCGTATTCGATGGGGTCGAGGGGCATCACTTCGCCGCCTTGATGTAGTCGATCACCACCAGACGGGGCGAGATGGTTGACTTGATGACCCTCGGTGTTCCGCACAAAGCGAGCGGGAGCGCCACCATGAGAAGCACAAACGCCACAAAAAAGTGGGGAAGACATTGCTCGGGGGAGATTGAAGATCCGTGCTTGTGAAGGTTGCGAATTGCTCGCAACACAAGACCGAAGACAACAACAAGACTGATGCCGCCCACGACGGCCTGCGTAAGGCCCATCCAGAACTCCCAAGCCACAATCTCCTGCGCTACGAGCGGGGCCTGTTCCCGCACAAACCCGTCGGCGTCCTTCGCGGTCGTTCCGATGTAGTCGAGCAGGGCGTTCAAACGGGTCTGTGTGTCGGCCGAAAGTTCAATCTGCATGTTCGTTCCTTTCGTGTGAAACCTCCCGCCGCGATCGCTCGCGACGGGAAGCGGGAGAGAGAGTTACCGTTCGACCGTGACGCGGGACTTTCCCCGCGACTCGGTACCAACCTCAGACACGCCGTATCCCCGAATGGCGATGAACTTCTGCCCATCGGGGCCGGTGATTTCCCAGACAAGACGCTCGAATTGCGTGTTTTCAGTCAGCGTGCCAACGTAGACAAACGTGTAACCGCCGATGGTTTGGTTGGCGACGGCGGGGTTGGTCTTGGGGTTGTCGTCGGGCATTTCACAGCCGCCCAACGCAACCATCGTCAGTGTCGCAAGTGCGATTCTCATGCCTCCACCCCCTCAGCCGACGCGGGGGGCTGCTGAGACTTGGCGATGATGTCGCAGGCGGCGGAGTGGACGCGGATTGTCTCGCCGTCAAACGCCACGATGTCAGCCGTGTTGTCCGCCACAAACAACACCGCATCCTTCACCCCGTCCAGCAGGCGCTCGGCGCGGGAAAGGCGGGCATCCAAAATGCCCATAACGTCGTCAGTCAACTTCGTACAGGCCTGTGACAATTCGGACAACCGAGCAAGGTCGCGCCGAAGTTCCGTAAACTCTTCCCTCGTCACGTGTTCCATGTGTCCTTTCAGCCCTTCCGGGCAGCCTCCACGCGCTTCGACAACTCCAACGCCGCCTTGACGTTCCAGAACAACCGCTCACGCTCCTCCTCGTTCTGGCACTTGTCCAGCGGGTGAGATTCGACGTACGCCTCAGCGTCCCGCAAGCGGGCGAGCAGGGCGCGGGAAGGGCCGTGGTCGTTCAGGATCTGGGCGAAGACGGGGTGTACGTGGTTGTTCACGCGACACCGCCTTTGCGGGCGGCGAGCATGGCGTCGGCAAGCGTGTAGCAAGCTGCCGCGACATTTGCTGGCGAAGCCGTGTCGTCGGTTTCGGCCGCTTCAACGTCAGGCGTAATCCAGTCGTTGGCGGGTTCGTCACTCTTCCACTCCGGACGCTCTCGATTGATCGCCTGAAACGACGACATAAACCCGGTCAGCGCCTTCGCCGCGAAGTAGTCGCGGAGGGTCATGCCGGGGCACTGCCACGTCGTCGGGCCGTCTTGGTGGCCCCACTTGCCGTCCTCGTGCCGTGTGCTGACTGGAAACGCCGGTCCCCCGTCCTCAATCGCCTTCGTCTGTTCGCTCATATTCAACCTCCACAAACCGACCCAGCCCCGTCGGACCCCCGCAGGGATCTAACGGCAACGGCTTGCGAGTCGGTAGCCGAACAACGGGGCTGGGTCAATTTGTGTGTTTTCCGACTCGCGTCAGAAGTATGGCACGCTTCCGCCCGGTCGTCAAGGGTTTTGCGGAAACAAAGTGACGAACCGGGGGAAACCCTAGAAACAGCAACGCCCACCGGTGAGGGTGGGCGATGCCGCTCGAAAGGCAGGTTCCAGAATCCTCCACCGCCGGGGAAACCGGAGGGGGAGAAGGGGTGCCACTCGTGGGATTTACTTCGTCACGAGCCGAAGGCTTCCTTCCGTTCACCACTGGGGTGAAGGGTCGTCCGCTGGTGAATTATACCCTCACGTCGCCCGCTCAAACGAAACGCCCGGAACCCCGTCCGAATACGTCAACTTCATCCACCACGCACCCACCGGCTTCGGCGGCTTGCCCGTCTCAATGTGCCACCCGCCCCGCCCGTCCGCGTACTCGTCTTTGTACGACGGTCCTTGGCAGATGTGCAGCGACCGTTGCACCGGCACGCCCATGTCAGACAGCCCCGCCCGAACCCGCTCGTTCACCCATGCTTCGTGAACGTGGCCGGTAAAGATCACGTCCGCACCGTCAACCATCGCGGGCATTCGGTTGCCAGCCTGAATCATGTTCACCGTCACCGCACCACCCCCGCCCCAGCCGTGGCAGTACCACAACCGGATTGACGACCGCTTGGTAGACCGTTCAAGCAGGATCCGCACCCACCCCGTGTACCCCCCGCTCGGGATCCGAGTCCCGGTCTTCATGTGAATCCGCTCGATTGTCCGCTCGGTCAGGTCCGTCTCGTGGCGGTTCTTGATGCTGCTCTCGTGGTTCCCACGCCCCATGACGATCCAGTAGGGCGCATAGGGAGCGTAGAACTCCGACGCGGTTCGAACGAGCGCGTCGAGGTAGTCCCCGCATTGATGTTCCGGCCTCAGACATGACTTATCGGACCTCTTGTCGTACTTCCCCTGCATCGCACAGAACAGGTCCCCCGCGTCGATGACACCCGCACCCCGCCTCACCGCTTCGTCAAGGTGCCGCCGCTCCATTGCCTGATCGCAATGCGGGTTGTCGTGGTGGGCGTCAGTCCGAAGCAGGAACCACTGAGCCCAATCTTCCCCCTTCGCCTTGCACCTCACCGTAACCACCTGCGGGTCGGTGTGCTCGATCGTGAACGGTACCGTCATGGCGGCCCTTCCTCTGGTTCGTCGTCGCTGGAATCGCGGGGTATCCATACCCCCGGAATGACTTCCTGTCGCATCGCTTCCTTGGCGTCCGAGTCGTCGTCGTCCCACACGGAGCACCCCCCGTCGGTTACGCGGTCTTGAAACCCTGCACCTTGTCAACGAGGTCTTTGGTCAACTCGCCCTGCACGCTGGCGATGGTCGTCGCGTTACGGTCAAAGGCTTCCTTGAATGCCGGGTCCGCCTTGGCCGCTTCAATCGAACGGACAATCTCGGACGCCGCCCGGAGATTCGCCTCGGCCTCATCCCTAGCCCGGCCTGTCTGGCGCTGACGCCACAGGGCACCCAGCGCCCCGCCGATGACCGTGATCGCCACGCCCGCAACCGGATTGATCGCCATGACCGCCGCCCCAGCCGCCGTAGCCGCCCCCTCGGGGTTCAACGTCCCGTCCGGGTTCGTCGCTTGCGTCAGGATGCCCTCAGCGGTCGCCGTGGCCTTCTTGGCCTCCGCGATGGTCGCCAGAGCCTTCTCAGCCTTGGCGGCACCCTCAGCGTCGCCGCTGGCCTTGGCAGCGTCCAGAGCCGCCCGCTGCTTCGCCTCCAGCCCGTCCAGACGGCTTTGCGTTTCGGCGGCCTGTTCCCGCACCGGCCCAAGGTCGGCGGGAGCCTCGCACCCCCACGCGGCCAGAACCACGATGACGGCGAACAGCCCCAGCACGAACCCCGTCAGCCAGCCGAAGCCCCGTTCGTTGACGACGTTCCGGGTTTCGACGATCCAGTACCTTGCCATGTGTCCCGCCTTTCTTTCGCCCACCCAAGGGCTTTGAGAATCGCTTCGTCCACAACCGCTCGGGCGTCCGCGTTCGACGCACCGGCGAAGATGCACAGATCGGCCCCCTTCGGGCAAGCCTCAATCTGTGCGATGATCCATTCCTTGCGATGAATGATCGGAACCGCGTACGCCTTGCCGGGGTAGGTGAACTGGTCCTGCACGTCGATAAACCACGTCCCCGGCGTCTTGGTCCACTCGAAGTTTCGGGTAAGCCGCTCGGCCTTCCACGACAGCCTCGCCGCGAACGCCTTCAAATCGACATCGCCGCGACGCCGGTACCCGTCCAGCCCCAGACTCGCAAACACGGTCGGCCCCGCGTCCCCAACCGTCTTGGGTTTCCGCAACGCCATAGCGATCGTGTGCGGCGTTGTGTTCCAATCGGGGTTGTTGATCCCAGTGTCCGCCCCGTACGCGACGCACACCCCCGACGGCCAAGCGTTCGGCCTGCGGAACAAGGACGACCACCGCTTCAAAACCTCCACGGCGTCACCACGCTTCCGCGTGACGGGCTCGTAGTTGACCACGGCACCATCGACGGTCCCCTCGGTGTTCCAAGCCTGAGCCGAAACGCTCGGGGTTCCAACCGGCACGACGCCCTCGCCGTAGTTGTGGTGAGACAACGCAAGCACGCCGGGCGGGAGGATCAGCGCCGGGGCATAGATCGGATAGGTGTAGCAGACCATCAGTCGTCCGCCGAAACTGTGGTCCTGCGTTTGGCGGGGTGCAGACATCGGTGCGAACGGGTCGGTTCGCGGCTTGGGCGAGGTCAGGGGCACCGCCTTCTGCTTCAATGGTCCGGTCATGGGTTGCCTCAGTCCGTGTCGTGGAGTGAGCCGTTCTGGGTGTACGAACGCGATTTGAGCTTGGCTACGACAACTTCAAGCCGGGTGGCCTGAGCATCTACGCGGGCAAGATGCCCCTCCATGTCCTTCTTCAGCTCCTTCGCACCCTCAACCGCACCGTTGAGGTTGATCGCAATAACCACGATCTTCGGCAGCGCCCACCAGATTCCGACACCCCCGAGCACAAGGGCAAACAGGAGGATTCCCGCCGTTCCCCAATCGCGGAACAGGGCGGGATTGAGAAGCGAATCTTCCGCCGCCAGTGTGTAGATCATCGACCCCTCCCGCGCGGGTTGCGAACAAGTGTCACGCCGCCCGCATCACCGTTGAACCCGACCGTGCCCGCCTCGCGCCGAATCGCTTTGCCGACCGTCAGGGCATAGGCCGCTCGCTTGTGGTGGACCGGATCGCCGTCGTCGGAGAAATCCAGCGTCTCCGCTTCGGACCCGCCCCAGATCCCCGTATCCGCCGTGTTGATGCCAATGAGCCCGTCATAGCGGTTCTGGAGCAGGTTCTGAAACTCTTGCCAGTACCGTTGAAGTTTGTATTCTTTCTGGTTGTTGTTGGTTGTGCCCGTAAGGTCGCTGATGACTTCGGGGCTCGCGCTGGTCGGAATCGGACGCGGCCAGATGAACCAGAAGTAATCGGGATCGCCGCCAGCCGTGACCCACAGGGATTTGAGGTGGAGGTAGTACCAAAGCATGTCGGTCAACATGCCGCGCGGGTGGTAGAGCGGATAGCCAAGGTACAGGTCGCCGTCTTGGTGTTCAACCGCTTGCGTTCCAAAGCACCCGCGAGTCAGACCGTTGATTGAGGTGTTGGTCGTGAAGCCCGTGTACGTCATGTACTCGTCGTCCCACCGGATTGTGCCGCCGGAAGGGTTGAGACCGGTTGTGTTGCTGACCGAAATCGAAGTGTCGTTGTCGTCGATGTAAAGACCATTGATGGTCTGGTAGATTGTCCACGGAATCTCGGGCATCACAAGGGCGTTGAAGTCGCCAGCGGAAGCGTCGTTGTGCCCGCCCGCGTACACCAGCGCCACACCAGCCCGACCGTTGCCGCCAACACCAGCCGAAGCCGCGTCGATGTAGACCTTGAACCGAGCAATCATGCCCGTATCAAAGTGAACGATGCCCGTCGGCGTGTGGTACTGCCGAAGGTCAAAGATCATTTCGTTCAGGCGGTGCGAGCCCTGCGAAATGCCCATCGCGGGGATGAACCCGTAGGGCCGTTCCGTGGCGAAGATGCCGTTATACAGAATGCAGTTCGGCCCGATCGGGCCAGCCGCGTTGTCGTTGTTGTACGGCACCGTAATCGACACCGCGTCTCGGGTTGCAAGCGTCGCCCGGCTCAGGCTTTGCGTGTCTTTGGACAGCGTTCCGAGCGCCGTACCGGTCTTCGGAGATACGGTCGTCGGGCCGACAAGGCTCGTCCATGTCGTATCCGTCACCGGGGGCGTGGCCGTCGAGTTCATTTCCAGCGAGAACGTCCCGATCGGGCTCGTCGTCGAACTGGCGTAGGTACTCATCGACCACACGGCGGAAGTCAGGGCAAGGTCCGGCGCGAGCGGGTGCGTCGGCCAGAACCGGAAGCCGCTGCCGTTGCTGTTGTCAACCTGAGCAATGACGGCACCAGCCGAGAACGTTTGGGCAACGCCGCCAGTTGTCAGGCCCGTGAAGTTGGCCCGCGTTACCGACGTGATTTGTGTCGAGGAAGCCGTGTTTGTGTAGAGGATGCACTCGTAGTTGGTGCCGTCGAAGATGACCGCACGCTTGGAGGCACCGGCCCCGTTGGTGAAGATCGTGCCGTCCGTCACCGGAATCGTCGTGACGGACGTATTGATCCCGCCCGAAAGCGTGGTGTGAGCGAAGAACGCACACTGAGGACCCTGCCAGCCCGCACGGAGCGGGACCTGATACCCGTACTGTTTGTACGTCGTCGGGTACCCGCCCTGCGTGTCGATGTCAACGGGGTTGACGCAACCGGCCTGAGTCGAGGTGTTCGCACCGTTACTCAACCGCCGCATCTGCCAGTACCCGTGAGTCTCGGACGAACCGCTGTTGTGGTTCGGAGGACAAAGGATGCCAGCGCACGGGACAAAGTGCGAGAATCCAGCCTGAAACCCGTAGGACCAGCCGTTGCCGTTCCGCTCGGCGGTTGAATCCCCAAAGGTTTCCAGAACCAGCCGACCGCCCTCGGTCGTACCGGCGAAGTTCAGCACCGATTGAAGCGTGTTGCGTGCCATGTAGCTTCCTTAGATGTCGCGCGAAAGGAGGCATCCGATGGTGCCGGAAGCCGCGTCAAGGTCCACCAGATAACCGGCACAGTTGCCGCCGTCCTGAATCCCGAAGTACGCGGCCGTGTTGTCGGCCGGAGAGAACGGCGTCACCGCAGACGCCCCCATGTAGGCATTGATAAACGTGCCGAACGGCTCCGTGACCCAAGTGTCGATCGTGTCCGCACACCGTTCGGTCGTCTTCACCGCGCCCTGATCGTCCTTGCCGACCATCGAGCCCATCGTGAACGTGCCGGAGTACAACAACTTCACGTCGTACTGCTTGTCCGAATCCTGTTCGCCACCGAGTTTCAGCATTACGTAGATGCGAAACGCATGGCCGGTGCTGTTGTCGGCGGCGGTTCCGTAGAACAGCCCTTTGACAGCACGCATCGAAGACGAGTTCACGTCCCCGTCGGCGTTCCAGAGCTTTGTGACGGCCAGAGCGTCCAGTTCGGAACGGGTATAGATACCCGCACCGGCGGTCAACAGGAACGCGGTCGATGCCGTCGGCGCGATCAGCCGCTTGAAAGATTCGGTTGCAAGGTTGCCGCGCGACATGCGAGACTCCTGAAGGAGTCCCGGGCCGGGGCACGCGAGAACTATAGCCACCTACTCGTCGCCAACCACCCCGCGAATGATCTTCTCGGTGTAGTCGATCGGGGCGTCCGGGAGAGCCTGAGACGCCCGAGCCGCCTTCAGGATCTTGCGGACGGTCTGGGCGTCCATGCCGTCATCCCGAACCGCTTCCGCCGCCCGCTGGGTCTTGGTCAGGAAGTTGGGGATGCCGCCGGGAATCGAGTAGGTCGGACGCCCGCCCACGTACCGAACAACGTCACCGGCCACGCCGCCCGGCACGAACGTATCAAGCAATTCGGCACCCGATTCGACAGCCTCACCGAACAGGCTGATTTCCCGCTCGTCAAGGTCCGCCCCGGTCAGGGACGCCACGATTGCCGAGATAGTCGCCCCGCTCAATGCCATGCCGATTGCACGTCCGCCAACCGTGTTGCCCACCGACAGCATCGTGGTCGTTGCCAGCCGCGCCGCATTCTCTTTGCTCGGGTCGGCCGCGTAGTCGCTCGCCACCTGCCGAAGCTGGTTGCGGACCTTGTTGGACGACGACGTGAACAGCGTAAAGAACCCAACCAGCGAGTTTTGCCGACCGATCAGATTCAGGCCGGACATATCCAGCGTGCTCGTCGGGTTCTGAGAATCGCGGATGATCTTCTCCGTTTCCCAGACCGCCGCATCCTTCAAGGCATCCCCGGACAAACCCTTGGTTTTGGCAAGGTGCTGCTTCGTGGCGACGTAGGTACCGAACACCACGTTTGCGTCCGCCCACTGCATCCCGCCCATGCCGACCCGTTCCACGGCTTGCCACGCCCGACCAATCTTGGTCATGGCAACCCGCAGACGGGGATTCGCGGCGCTCGCCAGCATCGCGGACATAGCCGGATCCGCACGCTCGGCCAGATACCCGCTGCGTGCGTCGATTTCTTCCCGGAGCGTCTTTCGGACGGACGGGGCGTAGTTCTTGGCGTTTGCCACCTGCTTGATGATCCGAGCGCCGTGGGCCTTGTCCTTGGCCGCTGCCGCAGCCTGCAAGAAACCAAGCGACTGTTTGACGATAGTGGAGATTCGCCACGCCAGTTTGTTTCGGGCCGTGAATCCAAGGAACCGCTGCCCGATGCTGTTGACGCTGGACCGATCGCGGATCATGCCGCCGGACACTTCGGACAGCCGGTTCTCAAACGTCTTGACCCAGTTCGCGCCGCCCTTGCGTTTAAATTGGGTCTTGACGTTGGGGTCCGCCATGATGCGGCGGGCCTCACGAATCGGAATCGCAAGGTGGGCCATGCCCGCAAGCGTGTCCAGTTGGTCGGGAATCCAGTCCAGAGCGTCGCGGACGACGATTGCGGCCTTGCTGGTGCTCCGGTCCTTGAAGATGCCCGAGTCCTCAATCCATCGTGCGGCCTGCCCGTTTTTGCCGAGTTCGCCGCTGACCTCCCGCTCGGTGGCAGAAATGTCGCGGCGACGGGACCAGTGCTTGTCCGAGTCAGGGAGCCGGAACCCGTTCATCTGTTCGTGTGCGTCGTTGGCCGCGTCGTAACCCTTCTTCAACGCCTTCTGCAACTGGTCAACCGCCGCCCGTTCCTTGGGCGTCATGGCAACCTCGATTGCTGACACGTCGGCATCGTTCAGGGAAAAGATCCGATCGTTGGTGCCCCGGTCGGCTTCCAGAACCAGACCCGCCTTCTCAATCTCGGGCCGGGTGTTCGGATCGTTCCACAGACCCACAATGTCGATCATCTCCGCGCCGGTCAACTTGGCCTGTCCGCCGGACAGTTTGATGTCCCGCTTCTTTTTGGCGTTGGCAATGTCGGCGGGCGTCCACTTGTCGAGTTGGGCATCCTTCACCAGTTCGCGGCGGAATCGCACCTTGTCCGAATCGCCCTTTGCGATAGCCTCGTACATGGCTTTGTGGGCGATGCTGTCGCGCCCTGCCACGGTGCCGATCATGGTCGAAAGGGTGTCTTGGTCGGTAACGATCAGGTCCTTGATGGACTGGCCGACGCCGCTTCCCTCGCCGATGTCGGTGGCGGTCTTGTCACCCCATCGCGTATTTACGTCGTCGTAAACCTCGGCACGGACCTGTTCCAGTTCCCGGCGTTCACCGAGATACTGCATCTTGTTGTCGTTATCGGACAGGAAAGCGACGTGCTTGATTGCGTCGTTGAGGACTCTCAATTGCTCGGCGTTCAGTTCGTCGAGTTGCTTGCCTTCGGTTGAGCGAAGCAGGTTCAGGCCGTCGGCGTCGAAAGCGTTAGAACGCCCGTCGTCAATCTTGGCTTGGATGAAATCGGCAAGCCCGTTGGCACCCTTGGAGAATCCGTTTCGGGTAGCGTCCACAATGGGCGTCAGTGCGTCGCGGTACTCGGTGCGGAGCTTCTTCACGTCCGACGCGCGAACGGTGCCGGATCGGAACGGATCGACGGGCTTGGTCACGCCAAGCGATTCGTTCAGTTCCTTCAGCATCTCCTTGGCGATGGTGGCGTCCTCGTTCTTGGGGGCGGATGCCTTGCCGACGGTCTTGCGGAGTTCCTTCAGGGCTTTGCGAGTCGCCGCATCCTCGGAGATGCCAAGGATCTTGTTCATCGCCGCGAACCAATCCCGCGTCATGCTCGGGTTCTTGCCGGTCGGGTCCTTCGCCCGTGCGTTGGCGATAACGGACAGCACCTTGCCACGGTCGGCGGGGTCGAGGTATTCCTTGGCGAGCCGCACGATGTCACGGCGGATGTCCTGCCCGAGTTCGCCCTTTGCTTTGAGTTCCGCCGCTTTGTCGGCGAAGTCCTCGCGCATGGCTTTCATGTCCGCCTTGGCCTTCTCGGCAACGGCGGAAACCTTGCGTTCGGTGTCGATCTTGGCGAGCCCCGCTTGGATCGCGGCAGACTGTTCGGCGGCACCCCGCTCGATTGCCACCGCCTGACCAAGCCGCTTAGCGTCGCGTTTCTCTTGTGCCGCCCGGATCTTCTCCATGCGACCAGCACCCTTGGCCTCGGCTTTCAACTGCCCGGCAAGTGCCTCTCGCTGGGTGATGGTGTCGGATTCGTTCGGCGTCTGCCCCGTGTTCTCGCGGATGGTTGCCTTGGCGGGGGCGGGCGTTTCGGCGGCCTTGTCCTGCAATTCGGCTACGGCCAACTCAAAACGAGCGTCGTCGTGCTTGCCGTCTTTGGTCTGGGAATCGCGGATGAGCCGGTAGGCCCGACGCATAACCTCTTGGTTATCGGTTCCCAAGTGCTCGCGGACGATCTTCTTGATTGCCTGCACCGTGCGAACACCGGCCCGGATTGACTTCGCGGCCACGGCCACCACGTCGTACACGTTGACATCGGTACCGCCGAACCGCTGGCCTTTCTTGTCGGCGGGGCGGGGCTTTCGTCCTTCGCGGGACTTAGTTTCGGCCCATTGAATCACGCGGTCGAGATAGCCGGGTTCGTCAGCCTTGGGCGGGTCCGTAGGCGTCTCGGTGGGTGCTTGTGGGTCATTAGCG